TAAACGATTGGCGAGATAGAATTTTTCACAGTAAATGTAAATGATGATTATGAACATCTATATGAAAAAACATTGAAATTAATTCAAACCCTCCCTATTGTATTCCCTCTTATGAAAGGATTTTTCAAATGCGACGACGATGTTATTGTAAATATAAAATCTATTAATATTATTTTAAATATAATGAGCAAAACAGAAATCGATTATTGTGGCAAATCCCTTATTCGCACAAAAGAATATAATAAATGGGCAAATAGTGTAGGCATTGATAAATATAAAACATATGCATGCAATTATGCTGGCGGACCACTCTATTTTTTAAGCAAAAAAGCCTTCGACTATTTTCATCCATCGAATGATATCAATATAATTTATTATGAAGATATGATGGTAGGATATCATTTAAACCGATATAATATTTTCGTAAATCCGAATTTTAATTTATATACAGGTGATATCAAAGAAAGCGCAAAATTATCGTTTCATAATAGTACGCATATTAATGAAGTAATTGTAACGCTCCGCGGCGGATTAGGGAATCAATTATTCCAGATTGCATGTGGGATGCATTTTGCGAAAAAACACAATAAAAAATTCATATTAAATAAAAATAGATTAATCCCTAATTCACATCAAAATTATGATTTAAACCGAACAATTATAACTATAAAAAAAATATTTCCAGAATTAGAAATAAAAGAATATGAATTATGTGATACTAAATACATTTTATATGACGAATCGAAAAATAATTGTTTTAAATATGAAGAAAACCAAATCGAATATTATTTTTATACGTATAATAATGTGATATTACATGGATATTTTATCCATAATGATTATATTCCCGAAGACATTTTTTCCAATGCAATCATAAGACCATATAATAATAATTTACTCAAAATGGATTTTACGAATTTATATTTTATACATATAAGATTAGGCGATTTTTTAAACACGAAAATGTATCAGATAGAATTAAAAGAATATTATAAAATATGTGCAAATAAGATTCTAGTTTCGAACCCAAACGCGAAATTTATTATTTGTACGAATCAATATGATTCATCTTTATCTGACTATTTGGAATGTTTTCCGAAAGAAATGTCATATACAATACAAGATAGTTCAGATATAGATATTGATACTCTATATATTATGGCCTCATGTTGCGGCGGAATTTGTGCAAATTCTACGTTGAGTTTTATGGGGAGTGTTTTCCAAAAAAAAAAGGATAATATTTATATGCCGTATCCTTTTGTGGATTTTATTTATGGTTTTAATGAAACGAATATTAAAACTGATATGTATCCTAAATGGGCGAATATATATGATACCAAGCAGAATAAATTTATCGTGTAGAGGTTTTGATTTTCTTTATAAAGTCATATAAAAAGAATATTCTATATGACTATAAATGCATTGGATTTTATTATTAATCGCCATATCTTTAACACACGGATATAAAATGCTATCGGCCAGCCAATGGATGAATATAAATAATATTTTACGTATTACTACGGATGAAGATATTCAAACCAAAACGCGCAATGTCATATATGAATATTATGAGAGTTGGGCAGTTCAACAATCCCACGTTTTCAAACAATATCACTCTTGTTTATGCCGTGATATCAGAGGCGATGAACTGGCAATTTACGGGCGAATGGGATTGAAAAAGGCTACTATAAATTATGACCCTATGAAATGCGGACTTTTTTCTAAATATGCCGATTTTTATATAAAGGGGGAATTATATAAAGGAGTGAAGAAATTGAAACCACTGCATAGTCCTATAGGGGATAATGTATATATCATCAATTATAAACCCGTCAAAAGAAACGAGGTAATTGAACTTTTCACGGAAAAATGGGAATTATTACGCAAGACCCTCACTGACTTCGAGTACCGCTGTGTCATATATAAATATTCCTTCGAATTCGTGAAAGAAATGTCGAATAAAAGGGTCGCAGATCTTATGTCGTGTTCTGAAGAAACCGTTCGAAAAGCGATTGCAAAGGCGAATGAAAATATTCATTCATCATTTTTTATGTGATAAATGCCATCGAGTTTACACATATCTTTATCGAATCTGGCTTTTCCTACGGCTTCGTATTTGATTTCTCCGCTTATGATATCCATATAGCCGAATTTTTTACATTTCGATAGATGATGATTCGTGTTTCGGTCATGATATTTATAGTCTTCGCTAGGGACATATAGAGAAAAATATTTACAGGTGACACAGGGTTGATATTGAATATTCTTGATAAATGCATCGCCGATTTTGGCGATTTCGCCAGCAACGGTCACCGACGACGCCGCTGCCGCCGCAGCCGCCAAATTAGTTCTTTTTATCTGCAAACTACGTAATGGTGCAAAAATGTTTCTGAACATGGTATATATAATGGTCATATAGAATTATTTCTATATGACTCTTCATTCATATTTTTATTTTGATTCTGCGATTTTTTCTAATTTTTTCAATAGTTTATTCTCTTTTTCTTTCTTTTTATTCTCTTTTTCTTTCATTTTCTCTTCTTTCATTTTCATTTTTTCTTCTTTCAAATCTTGTTTCATTTTTTTCAAATCTTGTTTATCCTTTTCCAATTTTTGTTGCAATTCTTCTTTTGCTTTTATCGCTTCTAGTCGTTTCTCTTTTTCGACACGTTGTATTTCTAATATCTTTTCGTCTAATTCTACATATCTATATCTATTATTTCTATTTCTAGAAATATAATATTCCGAATGATAATATTTATGTACTTTTTCGAGTAATTCTTTATATAGACTGATAAATTGGGAATCATTTGGGTCTTTGATTTTATTATAATTCGTAATAATTTTAAGAATGATTGATTTATCTTTTATTTTGAAAATTTTACCAAACATTTCATATAGGTCACGGTTTAAATCCATCAAATAACCATTCATAATATTATTCAAATATTTGGTATCATTCCTCGCGAATTTCAATAACATAGAATACATGACATTAGAAGAAACACTCGGATTTCGTATAATCATTTCCGCGAAAAACATGGACCATAATCCGCAAAAACCCGCCCATGTTTTTACCCTCGCGACATCTTGTATTGCCTGTACGCCTTTAATATATGGACAAACTTCTCTAGGGGATATGTATTCCATTTCTACATTTGGAAATCCTGTTTTTTCATATACTTTTTTGACTTTCGATTGTAGTTTTTCGACCAAATCTTTTATTCTCTTTGATAAATTCATAATATTTTCTTTATCCCCGGTTTGTGCGACAAATCCATGTGGTTCGAAATGTTCGATTGTATGTACCGTATTGCCATTTTCTTTATGATTCACTCTATAAATCAACATATTTGCATGACTCGCACCATCTGATATGCCTGCAATTGCATCTTTTGCAGTGAATGATAATGGTATTATAAATAGTTCTATGCCTCTATTAACACAATTTACAATATCGTTGGCTAGCATATTAAAATCCCTTTCGTCGAATTTATCTGAAAATATTCTACCTTTTGAAATAAACAAAACACAATCATTCTTATATTTTTTAAGTAACCTCAAATACATTAATTGTTGGTCTATAATGCCCATTCCTGAATATGTTATTTTATCTTTTATCTCTGGTTTCATTTCCATTTGGATAGAATTCAATGAATCTAGAAAGGTAGATACACTATTTGACACCGATTCGGGCAATTCGACTTGCGATTTTTCTTCTTTTGGTAAATTAATTAATATACGTAATTCGTCAAACGAATCCGCGTCTTTAATCCATTTTTCTTTATGATTCCGAATATATGTGGCTATTGAAAAAGCGTTTGGTAGCGCTTTCAATTCTGCGAAAATTTCTGGACGTTTTTGTTTTAAAAATTTAAATAATTGTCTATGTTCGTTAGAATTCAATTCCAATTCATATATAATAGAATCTTTCCTTTTTATATATTCTTCGACGATTGGTTTGTTTATTTTTATATAATCTGCAATTTGTTCTGTATTTAACGTAGTGATTAATTTCATATTCCTCAATCTAACATACGTTAGGAATTTACTATCTGTCATATAGGTTTGTATCATTTCTAAATCTTTTTGTTTTTGCGATTTTTCTATTTCTATTTTTGGACTTGGTATTTTTACGCAATCGCCTGATATATTTAATCGTTGTCCTAGGGGGCATTTTTTTATAGGAGGTTCGGTGATTTTTACTGTTTTCGATTTGGGACTTTTTTTCATATTCGGGTCTTTTATGCATCGATTTGTTTTATGATTTAATATTTTTCCTTCGGGGCTTTTTTTTTTAATGGGCATGGGGATGGGTGGTCCCGGAGGACTTTCTGGTTTATTATTTTGCGGTTCTTTTACCCTAGGGGTTTTCACCTTCGGCTCTTTCACCCGAATGGTTTTCACCTTCGGCTCTTTAACACAACGGTTTGTTTCCAGATTCAATGTTTTTCCTACAGGACATACCTTCGGTTCTTTCACTTTCGGTTCTTTCGACCTAATGGTTTTCACTTTCGGTTCTTTAATACACCGCCGAGTTTTTTCATTATATATTTTACCATCCGGACATATTTTCCCCGACATCTTATATAATGACAAGATATTATTAGCTAAATCAATATAAACATTTAATGATATGTCATATAGAAGTATTATGGTAAAGATTTGCATAGAACCTTTTCAAAACGATGAAATGACCCCCTATTTCGAGAACTTCGGATTCCCCCTATCCGATTTTCAGAAATACGCAATAGAAGCGATTGTAAGCGGAAACCACGCCCTAGTAACGGCGCATACTGGTTCCGGTAAAACCCTACCCGCAGAATTCTCTATAAGACACTTCGTCGGTCAAGGGAAAAAGGTCATATACACATCTCCTATTAAAGCCCTATCCAACCAGAAATTCTACGAATTTTCCAAGAAATTTCCGGATATCCAATTCGGTATTTTCACGGGGGATATAAAAGTCAATCCCATGGCGGATGTTCTCATCATGACGACGGAAATCCTGATGAATTACTTATTCCGTATTTCTTCGAATAAACCCGAGGGCGATAGTCATATAGAATTATCTACCTTGGATTTCATGATTGATTTGGAAAAAGAACTGGCCTGTGTGATTTTCGACGAGGTACACTATATTAATGATGCAGATAGGGGTAAAGTCTGGGAACAGACGATTTTGATGCTACCGCGTCATATACAAATGGTCATGTTATCTGCCACGATTGACCGTCCAGAGAAATTCGCGAAATGGGTCGAGAACCGCACGACGAAAGAAGAGACCCCTTCCGCAAATGCAGGGGTCCAAAACAACACCCCTTCCGCAAATGCAGGGGTCCAAAACAACACCCCTTCCGCAAATGCAGGGGTCCAAAACAACACCCCTTCCGCAAATGCAGGG